TCGGAGGCGAATGCATCCCCATGAAAACGACTTTGCGCCGCATCATTGAATTGACTTATGAGTTTCACCTCCGCGCTAACGCGATTGAAGAAACGATACCACTGACGGTCATACGAATCAACGAACAGAAACGACCGCCAACGAATTTGAGGCGTCAAAATATCGTAGTGGTTCGAAAGGTTGTAGGCAAAGTCCCGCGTTAAAGCCGGGCAAACCCGGTTCAACGTCAAACTGCACCCGTCCTTCTGGTCGGCGAAGAAGTCCACCGCCATGGCTATACCGTAGGTGCGATGTGGCCGGAAATAATTCCAAACATCGTAAGCGTTGCCGACGACCACTTCGATACGCCGCCGACGCAACTCAGCAGCCAGCGCTTGGATGAAGCGTCGAGCCTCGGCGTTGAAACGCTTGGATGTTAAATAGACCACCTTGCACATAACTTACGATTGTTGATTGAGAATGTATTTCGTCATCAGCCAATATCCACGTTCACCTCCATAAAGCGGCATAAAGCGGCAGTTAATGAGGGTCTGATAGCTGGACGCCGACGGCGAACCAATGGTGTTCTGATATACGATAACAGGCAGCCAAGTGACATAATGATCTCCGTGAATAATCAACTTGGCAGTATTATTAGGCATACGAACCCAAAAATCCCACATACAATCAGTACGGATATTTTCGTAGTTTTCAGAAATAGACGGCTCCACGTTTGGTAACGTAACCGTGGCCGCATCATAAAACATACCCGGCTCAATGAACCAATTGGTCGGGTCAGTACCTTCCCAAACGTTAACGGGATATTGCTTTTTGACTCCGTTGTTTATGAGCGACATAACGTCAACACCTAATTTAGGCTGCGTAACGCTTTGCGGACGAATACTCTGCGTACGAACCAAGCTATCAGCCACGTAGGGGACGTCATCTACTCCGCCGCCAAACAGCGAGGCCAAGTTGTTGACGATCTTAGCAACAGCCTGATACAGATTATCCGTTGGTTTGATCTGGTACGAAGGATTAGGACTGGCCGGGAAGTCGCCTGCGTTACCACCAACAGTAACAGCAGTAGCCTGTCCGTTGAAGTCTTGGAGGAATTTCTGAAGAATACCGATGGCCTGTTCCACGGTATCACCTGCCTGAGGATAACGCGACTTGTTCGCTGCTGGAGCATACGCAGGCGAAAGACTCATGCCGGTACTCAATTTCAGACGGTTGTACCAGCCTTGTATCTTGTTGAGGGCCGTCTTCAAATCATCCTGCGTGGTCAGGTCCTGAGGCGCGGCCACCGTAGCTGTTACGGGATTGACCTCGATCAACTTGGCGCCAAAGATCATTGTCGACGAACCGTTCTGCCAGTCGTTGATGATTTTGCTGACGTCAGCAAAAGCCTTTTCGATGGCCACATAGTCGGCCTTGTATTGCTTGTAGCCGGGGACTTGGGTATCGCCCGTCTGCTCAGAGACGATAACGCCGTTCATCGCTGCGCTGAAGTCGAAGTACAAGCCGTTGACGAACCCTAACGAGTTCTTACTCGAATTAGACAGCAACGACTTCACCGTTCGCTTCACCAACGTAGGAATGTTGTTGATGACCCGCATGCCGTACAACACGTCTTCGAGAGCCGGGTTGTCGGTCAGCTGTTGGAACGTGTAGTTGAGTTTCGAGGTCTTTTGGTCAAACGTAGCGACGATGTTGTCGAAGAAGTAGTTGGTCGATGCCACATACTGAGTCGTCGTACCTTGGCCAGCCAAGTCTTCAACGATGATGTTGTTGAGTTTATCGACGTACTGGATGCGCGTTTGCCCCACCACCCAGACCATGGTGTTCCACTGGGCGTCAGCGTCGCGTTTCAGGACATTGTAGAACGCAGCGATAGGTAAGCCGCCCGGAAGGTTCGCTTTATTGATAAGGTCGTTGAAATCGCCTATTTCGGACACAATCGCCTGCGACATCGGAATCCACTGCCCGAGTGAGGCGTCGTAGTTCTTGTGGAGTTTGTCGGTGGTGTCGTACCAGATAATCGCCGGATTCGACGGTGGTGTCGTTCCGATGGATATACCTGCTACAGTTCCGACGTCAATAGTTGCCATTGTGCGTTTCGGTTTAGCGTGAATATACGTAGGTAGCGCGGTCGGCCCACACGAAATTGTAACTCATGTCGCCGATAGGGTATTCGGTGATGGTGATGCCGTCGGCGGTAGTCTCACGCTCGATACGCCACCCGGCCTCACCTTGGCCCGTACCGATAGGGGCATAGCCGCGGTAGATCACGCTGCCGCCAGAAGCGTCGATGATAGGCTTGGGCATAGCGTCAGCCAACAGCTGTACGATGGGCGCGGTGTTCTTCTCGTTACTCGTCATGGTTTATTGCTTTTTGTAAGTATTCGTCGAATGCGGCCACGAGCGGATTTGCCTCACGGGCCTTCATAGTTTCTTCTTCGTCACCTTGGGCGTAGAGATCGAACGGGTTGCCGGCCTGCGCTTCGGCGTCTTCCTCACCTTCACCACCAGCCACGGGTTCATCGGCCGGGCCGCCCGCGGCTTCCATACCCATACCCGCGGCCTCTTCGAACGGGTTGCCGCCGCCCATACCACCCATCGCCTGTTGCTGCTGTTGCTTGGCGCTGAGTGCTTGCTGGATGACGGCGTTCTCGATGGTGTCGCCGCCCTTTTCTTCGCCGATAGCCGGGAGGTCCCACTTCTCGCGAATCTCGTCCACGGTCTGGAAGGCTTGGAGGCGTTTGATATCCATCTCCAACTCCTCGGAGATAGTCATACCGTTGAGACCCATGAACACAAACTCGAAGTCGGGGTTGATCTGCTCGACGATGAATTTGTTGATCTTACGCTGGATGAATTTCAGCATCGGGTAGAGACCCTTGTCTTTCGATTGCTCCATGCGCTGCTTTTGGCCGTCGCCGAAGGTAAGGCCGCTGCCGTTGGAGCGTGAAATATCCCAACCAATTTCCGTGGGGTCAATACAGAACACAGCGCACGCAATCTTGATCAGGTACTCCATCCAAGAGTTGTACTCCATGTCACGGTTGTTCTTCTGGAGGTCAACCCAGTCGATATCGCCCTCAACGACGGGCGTCTTCCACGACTGCATAACGCCGGATATCATGGCCTGCCACTGCTGCTTGAACTGCTGGAGCGACGCCTCGTTGACGTTACCCTTAATGCGGAGCAGACCTTTCGGTGCAGAACCCTGCGAGAAGAAACGGCGGTTGTATTCATCACCCCAAAGCATCGACGTGACCACGTTGATCAACTCTTCCAACTCCGAGTTGCCGTAACCGTTAGCGTAGATCGACGTGGTCGGGTTGCGGATACCAAAGCACAACTCCCACGGATAGAACTGCGCCACCTTGGCTGTTTGGTACACCTGAACGTAGGCCGGATAATAGCCATCGACCTTGGGACCCCAGTTTTGGCGATCGTCGGTCATGGCGCCGTCGAAATACGGGTTGTTGTACTCGCCGTCGAAGTACGATTCCGCAAGACGGAACGTGGCAGCATCCACGGCCTGAAAGCGTACCAGTTTACCGCGGCGGTTCCGGATGCACTCGAACGTCATCTGGTCGAACGTCAACGAGTCGTCAACGATTTTGCGAATAAACTCGTCAAATTCGTCACCGTCCCACGTAGCGGTATCGCCGCAGTTGAGGATGAAGTCGGTGATGGAAGACGCTATCTTGCGGTCCTGTGAATCCATCTTCTGCTCTTGACCGTGCTTGGGCTTACGGCGAATCACGAAGCCCGTCGAATAGCGGTCGGCCTGCGGTTCAGCGAAGTCGGCTATCTGGTTCTTACGGGTCTTGAGGATTGAGTTGATGATGGGCGTGCGGCTCATCCGGCGCAGCGTTTCGTACGAAAGCGAAAACGGCTTATCCTTATAGCCCAAAAACGAATTGAACTCCAAAGGGTCGATCAGGTACGCCTTCGGAGCAACGTTAGCGGGTTTGGATTGCTGATTGAATATCTCAGCGGCTTTGAGTATGTCGGACGGGTTGTCGCTGCGCAACGCTCGCTCCATCAACAACGATTTACGTATCGTGAGAGCCTGCATGGCGCGTTCTACCGATTCCAATCTTTCTTTTACACCGGACATAATGTTTTTATGCGATTTGTTAAGCTATAATTGGCTGTCAACTCAACAGATTCAAAAAGTCGTTGCGCGCCGTCTTGCGTATGATGATAGCCTGATGGATGATATCCCCCCAAACTGCTACCTGATGACCGTTCCATGAGTAGTAGTCCGTCTGGTCGTCATACGAACCGTTCCACTCGCCGTCGCGGCGGATTAAGTGAACGAGGTCTTGAAGGTGTGATTTCTCTTCAACGGTAAGGGGTGATATGAAAGTGCCGACGACTACTAATCGCGCGGCACTGGTTGAAAGGTCATCGGCCATCACCTGAAAGTCGATGCCCATAAACTCGCCCGTTTCCAACGGGGTGTGAAACGTGATCATTGGCCTACAATTTTACGAGTTCGCGGTTCGAAGGTTGAGCGTTGCTTTCCTTCGCCGATCTTCATCTTCCAATACTTCTGGTACTCACACAGCCACATCTCAACTTGGTGAAGTGATATTTCACCCGACGGCGTAACGTAGTAGCCTGATTCGAGTTTGTGCCAGTACAAGTACGGAAAATCGCCAAACGCCGATAACGCCTTTTGCGCTTCGTCACGTAAACGGTAGATACCATCAATTTGACGCTTCAACGACGGAAACACCAGCCGCAGCCCTATGGACGCGCCAGGACCGACGTTGGTGTAGTCGTCTTGGGTGAAACGCATAAAACGGCGATAGGTATAACGCGGTATGTAGGTGAAGTCTTGGTAGAATTCGTGAGCGATGAATGTCGCCGATGAGGGAAGGCTCTGGAGGAACTTGATGATCTGCTCCGGAGCGTCAGCCGTCAACACCGTCCGCATCAGTTCGCCTAACCGACGGCGAAGCGTCGGGACGACCAAGTGCGTGTAGCAGTAGTCACGTGGCTTACCGGGCGTGGCCATCGAATTGATCAAATACGCCGTAGTATAGGGGTTGTTACCCGTAGCGCGGTACGACGTTATCATCTCAGCGAAGAGGTCTTCGTCGTATTGGCCGTAATCCGGAATGCCAGCTCCCCAACCGTACTTTTCGCGGGCGTATTCGAACGTGGCTGGGTTGTTGAAATAGCGAAACACCATCATCTTCCATACCAGATTCGTCAACGACAAACTGTCATCGAGTAGGATATTGCGTATTTGCCACTGGGAGTTTCGGTCCAGTTCGCGGTAGACGTTGGTAAACTTGTAGTCGCGTAGTATGGGGTCTTCAGTCCACGGGCGCGGGACCTGATCCAAGAACCGCCGTTTCCATATCATCTGACGCTCGAACATCGTCCGGAAGAACTCCGCGTGGTGCTCTGCGCTCACGTCGAGCGACGCATCGGGTAGTTTATCAGCCCAAGCATAATGGTCAAACGTTGCCATGTTGTTTACGATAGCTTCTAATTAACAATTCGCGCCGCGCTTCAACGCTCTTTCCAGCTAACCGCACCAACGTACCGTCGGGAATCTTCATCAACGGACGTTTAGGAGCGTTTACAAGACGCGTCTCCCCCACGCCGAGGTTTACCCTTATACGGCGACCGCGGATCGGTTTTAAGGACTCGCCACTGATCAGTGGGCAGTAGTCGTTACCGTGTAGCGTGCGTATTACGAACATCGTCTTTCCCCACACTTCGGGGTCGGTGACGATATCACCTATTCTGAAATATCTCCATCGGTCCATACGTTCAAAAACGTTGGCCCCGAAACGCTTACGAATCGGGGCCGCTGTCCTAACAAACCTGACAAAAATGGAAACAGAAAAAGAGGTTTAGAATCCGAACATCGTCAACTGCCGGGGCGACAGCTGGTAACGTTCATTGTCGGAGAGGTTGGTGTCGAGAATCTCGCACGCCTTGATATCGGTAGCCACGTTGGCGTAGTCGCGAACCTTTTCGTTGTAGTCACGCCGGCACTTGTACATTTCGGGCGTTACGGCGTTTTCGTTCTGGTCGTTAACCAGCGTACCAGCCAGCGCAGGGGCTTCGCGATCACTGGTATCTTCCCAGCTGAACAGCCGGAACGGAACGTCCATCTTGATCTCGGCCGTATACCACGGCGGAACGGTTTCGGTAGGCGCACCGCCGCAGTTACCCAAAAGGCTTTCCAGTTCGGCGGTAAGGACCTGCAGTTTGGCGTTCAACGGCGGAAGAATATCGGCCTTCAGTTTGGCCTTGATTTCCTTTCCCAAGCGGCTGAACTTGATTTCCGAGCCGTAACCGCTGATGGCCTGCATGATGTCCGATTTCTGAATCTCACCTTGGAGGGCTTCTTCGGTGTCTTCCGACTCAGCCTTTTCGATGGCGTCGGCCATCTTCTCGAAGACGTTGTCGGCCTTCTCGACCTTTTCACCCTCGGTGTCGTCGGGAACCGGAGCGAAGCCTTTCAGCATGTGATCCTGACGCTGAGCACGAGCGCCGAGGATGATGTCACGAATGTTTTCCATCGTTGTTGTCCTGTTTAACGGCCTTCGCGGCCAAATACTTTACCCACGCCCAGTGAGCCACCACTCCCGCTACAAACGAGAAGATGGCTACCAGCGTGTGGATAATCTTCGCCTCATGAGCGTACACCACCGCGACGATCACAAGGACCACCGCGGCGATAAGAATCCACATCCATTTCTTCATAGCGTATCTTGATTTTAATCACTTTATCAACATTCCGTAGAAGTCTTCCAGCGTATATGCCTTCTTATAGTTGTAGGAATCCTTCGTGTTGGCTACCTCTTCGGTCATCGCCATCAGCAGGTCTTCCTGCTTGGAGCCGTAAACCGACGGCGACAGCCACGTCAGTTGGACGTTGAAAAGTATACGCCCTACCTCTTCCGTCGTAAGCGGGCTGCCCAAGAAACGCTCAAACTTGGATTGAATCCAAAGCGCCAACTTGGTGCTGCTATACCCTTCGAAGGCCGACGGTGACACCAATCGACCGTTGAGTTCCTGCTTCAGCGATTCGATGAAACGGCCAAAAGCCTTTTCGCCAAAACCGCGGCGAACCTTGGGGATGTTGTCCGACGTATCGCCCATCAGCACCTTAAACAGCAGCACCTCCAACGCTTCCGTGGCGAGGACCTGAATGTCGGCATCCAGCCGTTCGTTCCAGAACTCTTCCTTACCCGGAAAGGTGTAGAATTTCATGAACTTGGAGTTGTAGTTGAATACCGAAACCGTTGGCGTGATCAACTGGCGGATATCGCTGTCGGCTGTGAGAATGACGGTTTCTTCGTCAGGGAGTTCGTCCAACGCGTAGGCCCACAACATAATCAGATCATCACCCTCCGCGCCCGGTACGCGAGAAACGATCAGCCCGCGCTTACGCAGCAACGCTTCGAACTCACCCAACACTTCGACGAATGCGTCGCTCCACGGTTCTTTCACCCGCGTCAGGGCGTACTTGTAATCGTCGTATACGCCGCGCCGCCACGAGTAGGAGTCGATGACTACTATCACGCGGCCCACGTCGTCACCAAAACGCCGTACCGCCGCGCAAAGGTTCATCACGCACTTGCGGATCAGCACCTGACGCTTTTCACGGTCTTCGAGTACAGCGCACATATCTTGGCCTCGGTAGTACGTCGAGAAGATCGAGAACGAAAGGTGATACAGGAAATTCCCGTCAAATACCAAATTAATTTTCATAGTTTACCCTCGTTTTTGATTTTGTTCCAAATCTCCAGCGGCACCACCGTTTCACCCAAGCACCCCATGCGGGGTATCTTCAGCCGATATTTACGTGCGTGTTCGATTTCCAAAATGGCGGAATACCAGACGCTGTTCTGGGAAACCGTTCCGTCTTGGTTCAACTTGATCTTCCGCCCGCTGATGTATATGTACTCCGCCACCCCGTCCTTGAAGTGACGGGGTGTGGAGTGGTAGAGATATAGTTTCTTTGGGGTCATTGCGCTATACGATTAGGGTTAGTATTCGAAGCGGCGATTCCGCCTTTGGTTATATTAACCTTGCGGCCGTCTTCCTGTCCTAAGCGCATCGCGTGGCTGCTACCAACGTGAGCCATACCGCCTTTACCCAAATTAGGGAACTTTTCAGCCACGTAATCGTTGATTTTCTGGTCGGTGCGCAGCACCAGCGCGCTTACCTGAACTTGGGCTTGGCGTTCGCGCTCACGCTCTTCTCTCAGTTTAGCCTTAACCCCCAAGGCGGCTCCGGTCAAATACGACCGCAGGAACGTACCACGGTGCATCCGCTTTTCGCCCGTGAATACACGCATCACGGCCTGCCCGTCGTCGTTGAGGTACTCTTGGTAACGTTTCAGCGCCAGTTTATACAATTGGTCCGCCAAAATGTTGAACAGCCACTTTACGACCTCGACGTTCTGAGGTTCGCCGATGATGATGTACTTTTGAGTCTTTTCACGTACCTCCTTGCCGTTGCGGTTGATACGGTAGCGCACGTTCTGACTCGTGATAGCGTAGCAGTAGTTGTACTTACAAATTCCGCTGATAAGGACTTGGTCCCACGCACCGCCGCACTTACGCCACCAATCGCTACCCAAGCGCTCTTCGGTCACGTTGGTCTTCTGCTCGTTGTCGGGTACGGCTTCCAAATCAGCCATCGAAAGGTTGTACTGGGTGAGAAGGTTCTGAATCTTGATAGCAGCATTTTGGGCTTCGGCTTCAGAGTTGATAGCCTTGGCGCCTTCGTACAGACGCTGCAGTTTCTTCAGTTTCGAGAGGATCGAGTTGATGTCTTGAGTGTTTTCCATAACCAATTTTGTTTTACGATTCTTTCCAAGAGCGAAGGTACGGCGAAAATTTGAATTCTCCAAGAGAATTTGAAGAAATTTTCAACAATCCATCACCAAATTACCTTTCAACTCCAACTCATACAACCGTTCGGCGTCGGGTTTGGCGTAGCAGAATATCACCTTACCGCCGCCAGCGGCGTATATAGTTTTGCGGTACAACGCCCGGATGGCCGCAAAGCGTTCACTGCGGTAGAGATCGTAGTCGTTTACGCACACTTCCCACCACCTTTCTTGGCGAGACGCCCAGGCGATAACTCCTGGGCGTTCGGCTTCGATATTCTTTACCGCGGCCAGCAACAACGCACGGCACCTTCGGTAAGCGGTGGCGGATATCATAACGTTTCGTCGATCATCATCGCCAATTCACTCAACAACCGCACGTGGACGCGCTCGTCGGCGATGATCTTGTTGATAAGTTGGACCGCCAATGTGGAGGTAACGGTCGGCGTAGGGTTGTTAGCCTGAATACGCTGAATGAGTTTCTCGTACTCGGCGATGGTGTCCTGCTCGGCGCGGATGTTGATCTGGACGGCTTCGATCGCGCTTTCAGTCGTAATGTCCACTTTGGCTGCCGAAAATACGGGCCGCGATACGCTACCCCCGATGTGGTTGATGAAGTCGCCTAATCGGTCGTAGTGCTTCATCTCAGTGAGGGCGATACCGAGGAACGTTTCTCCAATCTGGTCGAAGATCATCCGCTGTTGCGTGTACTGGAGAATGGCCGTGAGTTCCGACGTACCAGTAATGCCGGCGTATGCCTTGTGGAACCACTCGGCCGGAACGCCGTCGTCGGCTTTGGCCTTGGAGATATCAGGATAATCGACCATAGGGTTAGCGAAACGCATCGACTCTACCAGCGCGTCGGCCATGGCTTCGACGTTGTCCTGTTTGGCGGGGTTGTGTTGGAGGATCGTTTTCATTTTGTTAATATTCGTCGGGTGGATAAAATCCGTACTTTCGTTTATACTCTTCACGATAACGCCGTTCACGGCGATCTGCGGAAGCGTTCGACAACCCGATCAGGAAAAGGGCAATCGGCATCACGAAGAAGAACCCTATTCCAAGGCCAAGAGCCAGTGCTTGTTGTTGATCCATGGCGTTTTATTTTTCGGAGTTTTGAACACGTTCGCTCCCGGCGACTACTTTACCGTCGTTATCAACGCGTCGCCAGTAGCCGCAGTTCGTGCACGTATAGAGGACCGTGTCGTCGAGGTCTTTCATGGTGAAAAGGACCGCCTGACACTCAGGACAGAACTCCGCTGCAGACTGCTTCTTGACCGTCGAACCGAACCCCGCGGTGTCGCGCATCGAAGGCGTCAGCGTGTCGGTTTCCTCAACCTCGATCTGCGGCGCGGGGATGATAACCAACTGGGCTACTACTTCACCAACCTCGAAATGCTTGACCTCAAACTTGACTTCCTGAGCGCGCAACCCGGCTACTTCGCCGAAGGCGTTCGAGATCAACGCGCACACACTCTGGAGAAACTTGCGAAGCAGCGTCGGAAGGTGCCAAACCTTCTTGTAACGAGCACGCATCGTACCGCGGTAGCCGGGATCGATGATACCCGGCGCGTTACACATCACGAGGTCCTTTTTCGAACAACGCGAATTCGGGACCAACAGGCCGCAGTACCCCTTGGGGATTTCAACGGCGATACCCGTGTCGTACTCGATGTAGTCGTCGGTTTCGGTAATGGATGCGGCCACGAGGTCCAGTCCGTTGTCCTCACCGTCGGGGTGAGCGTAGTGCGGCAGTACGGCATCGGGGTGTACTCTCTTGAATTTTACGATCATTTCTTGTAACCTTTTAAGTGTATTTTGACTTCAATCATTTCACGGTCCTTCATTTCACCCCCCCAATTGGTACATTTCTTGGTACGGAGGGTGATATATTCAGGGAACTCTTCCCTTAAACGTTGTGACTCGGCGTTGGAGTTCTCGATCGTGCGGTAGACGGAACAACCGCCAGCGGCGTTGGCTCCGGTCATCTTGTCGAACGAATACTGGTACGACACCACGTTATCCAGCCCGGCGCGGCGTAAACCGCAAGCCACGGCGAAGTCCTCCTTGATAGGCCAATCGCGAAACCTAACGGGCTGGCTAAGGTACTGGGCGATGTTCAGTCCCCAAATGGAGAAGAACCGCCCGTTGATTTGTACGTCGTGATCCTTGTCACGGTTGAAGGGCCGGTACGAAAGCGCAGCGACGGCGTAGGTGTCCAAGTGCTCCGCCACCCAGTCGAACATCATCGAATAGATGTATTCTTGGGCCTCGACGGTGAAATTGTCGTTGTTTACCACCACGGGGGTCTTGGCATCGTCTAAACGCAGCGAGAAAGACACGTTATCGTCTAAGAAAAAGACTCCGCCAAATCCCCGCTTTTGGGCCTCTACAACGATGTAGTCCCGTATGTCCCCCACGCCGCGACAGGCGGTGCTGTATTCCTCGATGGCGGCTACCTTACTGCCCCAGTTACGCTGGTGAGCGGCCAACTCGCCGGGGTGACAGAATACCGTCACGCGGCGACGCGCCTGAGGCGTGAGCCGTTGGAGGGTCTTTTGGCGATCGATACGACCGCGGGTGAATAGTACTATCAGAGTTTTCATATCACCTAAAACGATGGCGCTAACCTAACATATCAAACTTAAAGCCCGTAGTCATACGCGAAGCGGCCAAGTCGGCCAACCAGAACGACGACGAAATATCGTCGTGGCTGCCCACGCTTTCCAAGCCTTTTTCAGTGAAGGCCACTGAACCGAGGTCTTGGAAGATGAGGTCTTTCACCTGCTGGGAGTAGACGTTACCTACCGGGATGTGGATTTTGCCCCGCTCGAATAGCGTCGAAAGGTGAGGCCACCCGGTCTTCAGGTCGTACTTATCAATACCCGTAGTGTGGCCAATCACGGGCATACCCTCAGTGTCGGCCGTTTCGACGAATATCTGCTGGAAGGTGTTGTTCTCCATCACGATCAGGTCCGGCCGGAAACGCGAGTTGATACGGCGTAGGACGTTCATCTGTTCGAAGAACTTGGCACCCTTTTCGCGCCAAAGGTGAAGCAGCCAACGCTCGTCGGTCAGTTCGTCAATACCCCACACGCTGAATACGGCGTAGTCAGCGCCGACGTTGGCCGACATAGCGAAGTCACAGCCCACGACTACCTTGGAGAATTTAACGGGGAACTCTTCACGGGAATCCACCAACGTGTAGTTCTCCATACGTAGCAACGACCGCGTGAGGATTTCCATCGGGAAGATTGACGATTCGTTGGTGATCGGGCGGCAAAGGTTCTCGCGTGAGAAGATGATCGAGCCTTGGGTCTCCTTTTTGTCCATCAGGTCCTTAAACGACCAACGCTGCGGCCAAAGGATTCGCCCGTCGGGGAAGATAGCCGGGTACTCGATCACAAACCAGCCGTTCTTGGTCTTGAGGTCGCCATAAAGGTCCTCGGCGTGGAACGGCGTACCGACGACGACGATCTGGCCGCCGGGGACGAGCATATTCATAATTACGGAGTGGAAATAGTCCGTGGACTTATTTCGTTGGAGGCTGGAGTAGATGACGTTGTCCTTCAGGCCGTCATCGACGATAATCCAGTAGGGGTGAGCACCACGCACCGAAGAGCCAAAGCCCTTACCCGTCAAACGCGCGCCGTTACGACACACGATATTGGTAGCTGACCAGTTGTTGGCCGTGGACTGGGGTAGCAGGCGCTCCTTCAAAATCTCGTTTTCCTCGATGGTTCCTTTCAGAATCTCCAAGAGGTCGACGCTCTGCTGGAGTGAGAACGAAAACAAGAAGCCGCGGTTCGACGACGCTACCGTGGGACGCTTCGAGTAACGGGTCGTTGACGGCTTCTTGTAGCGGTATAATTGCCACGCGGCGTAGGCGTTGGAGAAATAGAACGAGTTGTGCGTAACCGTACCGTCGCCCAGCACGAAGCGGTGGTCGCCGTCGGTGGTGATAGATATGTAGTCCCCCTCACCCACGGGCGTGATCTTCAACGACGATACCACCGTAGGGTGTACGCCGTCGATAGTTCCCCAGTCCTTGTGTGACGTTTTGGCGGCCCAGTCGGTTTGGACCTTTTTACGAGCGATCTTAACCGGAATGCGGTCCAGTTCGCCAGAAATAGTCACGCACCACGAAGAATAGTCGCGGCCTAACGCTTTACAATACCGCGTTCCACCGCCCATTCGGGTACAGAAGCCAAGGCTGTCGGCCAAGTTCTTCACGTCACACACCAGCTGGTAGTTCGTATTCCCGAAGTGGTAGCCACCCTGCCAGTAGTTACCGTCGGAATCAATCAACCCGGCCAACACCTGAAGACGAACCTCTTCGCTGTTGACGAGGTACTGCTCCGGAATGTGCTTATTGTATAGCAGGTTGTAGCCCTTGAGCATCCTTTCCAGCGGGTTACGCTTACCGCGGCCACGAACGTCAATTCCAAGCGTCACCACCATACCATTTTGGCCATAGTGAAGTCC